AGAGGATAATATTAACTGAACCCCTCCCATAACTAATGGTGTTTATGTGGGAGGATTTATATACAGATTAGCTTCAGCCGCCCGTCTTTTTATAAGTCCAGGCAGCTTCCTGCTGCCACCCCACACCCATTTCTTAAACTCATCCGGCACATCATGATGATCTTCAGCATTTACCTTGTGGCGCAAGGTAGAGCGTTGCAGAGCGCCTGATCCTAGGTTATAGGTAAAAGAAACCAAGGCATTAAACTGGTTGTCGGTAAGTGGAACTTTAATAAAGAGCAGGACTGCCTGTTCCGCTATTTGTACATCTGTTTTTAGCAGTACCATAGCTGTATCCTCATAAATACCAGCCTTGAATTTTTCCATTTCATATTTCTTAACCACATGGCCATAGCCAATAGTTGGATAACCAGCAGGACATATATAAATATTTGCTGAAAAGCCTTCAAAACGGCAAATCAGGTCAAGCCCTTCCTGGGTTATATGGCGCATAAAATACTACCTGCAATGAATGTAATTAAAAATGCGGCGCAATATATAGTTGCGCAAAATGCTTAATGCGGTAAATATCAAGGCTATCTGCAGGTTTTGGGTATAGGTGATGTAAATGCCAAGCAGTGGAAAAACAAATAACTGTGCGACAAGTGATATCCCAAAGCCTACGAATGTATTCACGCAAGCCTCAGAAAACGAATGTAATTTTTTCTGTCCAATTTTCATACCTACTTACTACCACGAAGCTTATTCATAGCCCGTTGACCAAAGTAAAAGCTGATAATGCCTGCAAATATTGCGGCATCTTCTTCTGTCCACAAGGTGGTGTAAAGAATAGCTAGAGAAGTAGTAGCGAAATTAGATACAGCCAGATAAGCAAGGATTTTCACGGCTGCATATAGAATGAAGAACGCATAGGCAATTACAGGACGCACGGTGCCATTAAGTGCATCTACCCATGTAATACCTGTGGTATAGGTTTTATATAGTGCCTGACTTTCCGCAATATCTGCCTGCATATTGCCTTGCACAGTAATTTCTTCGAGGCGCTGCGCATGGCCTTGCTTCTGTTGCTCCATTTGCATTTCAAGAATTTTAATTTCATGCTTCTTATCCTGTGCATCACGGAATAATTTTAAAAAATCAGGAAATGCGGCTCCTAGAAAACCAAGCAAGCTTCCAAATAATGTAATCATGGTTATTTACCTCCAAAAAATTCATTGATGCGTAATTTGATTGCAACGCCAGTAATCAGGGCAAGTAGTAGAAAGGCAGTAGTTACCTTTACCGTTGTCAGTAGTGCTGTGCGTTTGGCGAGCTGGAATGCAGAAAGCAGCGCGCGAAGTTCCCTGATATCATTTGCAGCATCCGGCCCATCAAGACCAACATTTGCAAGTGCGCGCCTTGCGCCACGCTCGGCGGCGCGGCATAGCATTTCTTCAAAATCTTCGCGTGGCAGCACAATATGGCTAGCCAGTTTCCTTGGCTTGGACATTATAGTTCTCCAATATTATTATTTTTGTGGTGTCTGTGCGTTTATGCGACATATATAGCCGCTGTTATCAAGCTGGTGCTCGACTGTGGTAATATTCCAATCCCCGTCAGCACCACTTCTTACATTTACAAGCGTAAGCTTACCTTCTGCCATAAAGCGCGGGTTGCCAGGGAGCGATATAGTTAATGTTCCTGTACCGCGCTGTAGCTGGTTAAGTTTTGCTTTTACAGCAGCTTCGAGCTGCGCTTTACTATCGTATGTATGGCGGATTGTATAAACCGGCTTGCCGCTTCCAGTTGTTACTTTTTCCTGCAAGGCAGTTTGTTTGTTATGCCAGGAACCTTCAACGCTACTGTACTTACCACGTTCGGCAAAAGTTGCCTGCCAGTTGGTTATATCTTTTGAAGATAAGATTACAGGTGATATCAGTGTACCACTTACCGCCTTTGCCTGTCCCTTGGGAGCAAATAACAGGAAACCATTTACAGGTTTTGTTACAGCGTCATGGGCAAGTGCCAGCCTGGTTAATAAATGCAGGTCACTTTCTTCTGTTTGTATAAGGTGCGGAATTTCAAAGGCAGTAAGCTCAGGTGTGATACGTGGTGTAAGGCCATGCTCACCGGCTATGGTGTTAACCAGAGCACCTATTGTAATTTTCCCCCATGTTTTAGTGCGTGGTGCTTTTAACACTTGCCGCATATCAGCGGCGTGGGCGCGGATTGTCATGCTTTGTGGTGGACTTTCCACTGTCACTTCATCGACAACATAAATGCCCATATTAACCAGGCCACTTTCCTTATAACCCAAGGAAATTTCCAGCTTGGCACCAGTACGTGGCATGGATATTTTGCCATCCCTGTCATCGAGCTTTATTTCTGTTTTATCGCTGGTAAAACCGGCCTCGTCCGTAACACTTAAAGATAGAAGTCCCCTGCGTATGGCGGCTGTAATATCAGCGCCTTCCGCAATTACCCTGAAATCAGGTGTGGTCATATCAGTCCCAGAGCCTTACTATTGTATCAGTTTTTGGTATCTGTATTTCCGGCAGTATGATAACCAGGCCTGCAGGAAGCTTATCGCCTTTATCTGCAAGGCCAGGATTTGCTTCCAGGATGGCTTCAACAATGCCATCCTGGGTGCCATAATGTTTCCACGCAATCCAGTCAAGCATATCATTTTCACTGGTTCGGTATTTTATCATTAATCTTCCCCATAACTGACAATGGTCATGCTGAAACTTATCTTGCGTGGCACACCATTACTCAGGAAGGTTTCCCTGGTTTCTTCAATTTGCATTATCACCCAACGACCCCACACCCTCCCAAGGCCATCAACCAGTAAAAGAGGCTGGCCAATATCAGCGTTGCGTTTCATGCTTTCAGTCTGGCCAAGCCCTCCACGGAATTCAGGATATATCACTCCTTCAAAACCTATCTGCTCTTTGCCTGGCCCAATAAATTGCATAGCAGGGTTATTGCCGATCCTGTCCTGTGCCTGCCAGCGATATTCTATACTGCGTTTTAGTTGCTGGTATGCGCTGGTAGAAAGGGCAAAACGGTATGGGCCAAGTGCCATCATCACGCTCATAATGTAGCTCCTGCAGTATCAAACAAGGCACCACGGGACATTTCTTTTATTTTACGCATCACCTCCTCGGCAATACTTTTAATATCCTGCCCTGGGGCCGCATTTACTTCAATTTTGAAATTATTATGGATAGTTTTTGATTCACTAATGCTCTGGTTAGGAGCAGCAGGACTTGCAAAAGATACCGGAGTATTCTGGATATTAGGAAGCGGGGTTATCCCAGCAATATTTGTTGCTGGTATTTCCGGTGTACCAGGAATAAAAGATTGCCCTGCAACTTCTGGAACCGGCAAGCTACTGCTTATATTTGTCTCCGCTGCATTGGCAGCTTCCTGTGATCCTGTAATATTAGCCTGCAACTTTTTATTAGAGCCAAAAAGAAACTCAAATACTTTACCAATAGCCGCAACTGGAGCACTGATAATTTTCCAGAAACTGCCTATCCAGTTGGCAAATGCTTCCCATGCTGGTTTTATTGGCTCCCATATCCCAGCAAAAAATGTTCTAACCTTTTCCCAATTGGCAATTATGAGGCCAGCAGCAAGTGCGATACCGCCAATTACCAGGCCAATAGGATTAGTCATTAACGCAACTGTTAAAGCCCTTAGACCACCAATTACAACTGGAATGGCGGTACTGGCAAAAGTAATAAGCCCACCTGCAAAAGAAGCAATAATACTACCTAAAGCAAATAACCTGATACGTGCGGCAGTTATCAGAGATACCGCATTAAAAGTAAGTAACCTGGCACTTGCAAAAGACACTGCATTACCAAGCATTCCCCATACAGCAATCAGCACCTGCCCAATTGCAAGGGCTTTTGTGCGCACATAGGTGATAGCCGCTACAGTATTAAAAGCCATAAGGCGTGTTGTTGTAAAAACAAGAGCCGCACCTAATGCTCTCCATATGCTGGCAATTACAGAACCAAAGGCCAGGGCTTTTAATCTTATGGAAGTAATAAGTGATGCAGCATTGAAACTATTAAATTTTATACCTGCAAGAGTGGCTTCTATACCCATTTTAAATAAAGCTGTTCTTACCAGCAGCGCCCCACCTTGTACAAAAGTCCATGCATAAACAAGTGCAATGGAAGCAACTTTAAGAGCCATAAGGCTCACTATTGGTATTAATATAACCTTGGCAAGAATTGGAAATTTTTGCATGCTATCTGATACAACACCAAGAACGGAGCCAAACACACCAAGCACAGAATTCAAGGCAGGAAGCAGGACAGAGCCAATATTGATGCCAAGTACGTGCAGTGAATTTGTAAATAATTGAAATTGGGCCTCACTGGCTTTCATTTTAGATTCAAACTCGTGCTGAACAGCATCAGTACGTTTTGATTCATCTGTAATGTTATTTAGTGCTTTTTTATAATGGTCAAGGTTATCTACCAGCAGGGTTATATCATCTGCTGCACCTCCACCAAACATATCAAACAATATGCCTGTTTTATCTTCCGCTTCATTTGCGGCTTTTAAAAATTCCATCAATGCACCGGAAGCATCCTGTTTTATAGCTTCTTTAAAATCTGAGGCTTCAAATCCAAGGCTGGATAGTCCTTTTTTAAATTGGTCGCTTTGTTTTTCAGCATTACCAAGCTTCATAAGCATATCGGTAATAGCAGAACTTGCATTACGTGGTTCTTTCCCTAGTGAGATGAATGCGCTGGCAAGGGCAGCAACATGCTCTGCAGATAAGCCGAAATTTGAAGCAGCGCCAGCGGATTTTGCCATTGTTTTAAAAATCTCACCAGGCTTTGCCTGCTGTGTATCACCCAGGAGGTTTATAACATCCCCTAATTTTTGCAACTGACCTACAGGCAATTTATAGGCTGCTGACATTTTGGCTGCAGCATCACTGGCATCTTCGGCACTCATACCATATACGAATGCCATTTTTGCAGTAGTATTGATGTAGTCGCCAAGCTTATCTGTTGCAATACCAATATGGCCACCACTTTCTGCCATTACAACAAGTTGTTCGGCGGTGAAAGGTAGGGTGCGTGACAGATTCTTAAGTGAGGTGCCAAACTTATCCAGAACTTTTGTAGCCTCATGCTCATTTTCAGGCAAATCAACTAGATTTTCCTTCAAATTATACATTTCAGTTTCAAACTTTGCTGCTGAATGAAGCGGAGCAACAATTGCAGCACCAAGAGCAAGAGTATCAGCTATTTGGCCTCGGAGTTCAGAACGCTTTGCCAATATTGCTTTATGCTCAGTTATGACACTATTTAAAGCAGTGTATTTAAGCTTAAGCCTTTCGATGGAACCGCCGAGGCGTATTTGTTCCATCGAAAGGCCGCCACTGGCTTGGCCAGCAGAAACCATTTCCATGCGCACATTATGAAGTGCATCGCGCTTTTTTATAAAAGCATCTTTTGCTTTACCTGCCGCAAATTCAGCTTTCTCAAATTCACGCTGCATATCCTGAGTTGGCTGAGCCGTGGAAGAAATGCCAATAGCCAGCCTTCTTACCTGGCTTTCCGCTTCCTGCCACGTATGTTTTGCCGCACCTAAATCAGCAGACATCCCCCTGAAAGTATTTATCCTTTTACTATCTGTTTCCATTTTGCGGATGGCATCCCCAAGGCGGCTGATCTGGCTGGTGCTATCACCGATTACAGATTTAAAACCGCTTTGGAGAGCTGCTCCAATAGTTACGGATAATATATGTGATTTACTCATGGGGTTTTATTTGTGAATGTTCTGGCTGCTTCCAGCCACATACGAAACTCTTCAAGTTCCATATTAAGAAATTGCTCAATACCCCCGCCAGTAACAGAGGCAATGGATATTACTGCGATTCTGAGGTCACTGGTGCTGGTGCCAAAAAACTTTGCAGAACCTCCTGCACCTTATTGTAATCAGCAAGGTCAAGCTCCTCTATTACCGCAACCTCTACTTCTGTAAGGTTAGCAATCAGGGCAATTTCCTTTTCTGCATCCGTTTTCTTGATGCGTTCTACAGCCAACCTATCACGCACCTTGGGGCGGCGGATATTTAGTGTTGAGTAAGTTGCCTCATTAATAGTAACAGGCACGAATAATGTAATGGCTTGCATGGCAATCCTCCTAAAAGTTGTAAAATTGTTGATTTGAAATGAAGAAAGGTAACTATTCTTTACGGAATAGATTTTGCAATTCCGAATATTTCGTTACCCTGGAATTATTATTTCCACGTAACCTATGATTCAGTTTTGTAAATATGGTTTTGATAAACTTAAACATTAAATACCTATTGCCTGTCTGATGGAAGCCATCTGATCCACGCCGCCGATAATACGTATCATATTTTCTGCGTCAATTTCTATTACATCTACACCGCTTATATTAAAACGGTAATAGCGTATTGCCATCATGCATTTTAGTGTAGCTTTGTCTCCGGCTTTCCAGTTGCCGGAATCAAGCTCACGGAAAGAACCGCGCAGTGTTACCACAATAGGTTCAGCCTCACCGCCAGCTTGCATCGCTCCACGCAAGGTAACTGATACAGAATTGCCATCAACCAGACCAAATAAGCGGAACAGCTCTGCATCATATTCAGCAAAAGTAAGATCGGCTTCGAGTTTTTCCATGCCCATGTCTATTTCTACAGGCACGTCCATACCGCCGGCACGATGTTCATCAGTTTTTACCGTAAGCTTTGGCAAAGTAATTTCATCAACACGTCCAGCGTAGCCACGGCCATCTACGAAAGCATTAAAGTTTTTTAGGATTTTAGGGATCATGGAAAAATCTCCAGTTAGTAGTTAAGTGCCAGTGCCTATAAGATTTCAGAAATATAATCATTCACCAGATGGCTGCGGAAAGTTATATGTTCCGCCGGATATGGTGGAGTGAATTCGAAATCAAAATACACTTTGCCTTGCGATATATTAGCAGGGGTGTTAAGTTCAGGGTCGGCATAGGCTTTGCCTCCAAGAATAGCACCAAGGGCTTTTAAAGTGGCAAGGTAGGCATTAATACCTTCAAGCACATCTTCGATATATGTTTTGGTAATATTCCTGTCTACCGCCCACAAATGCGCGCGCAGCAAACTATCATTTATAATATCAGCAGTACGCCTTACAGAAAGGAATGCCCATTTAGGATCGGAAGAACAGGTGCGGCTACCCCACAGCCTGTAACCATCCTGCCTGATAATAGTTGCCACCTCATGTTCATTAAGATAATTGGCGCGGGCATTAGTATCACCAAGTGCAAAATCAACTGGCCTTGCAGTGCCGGTAATACCATTTATATTTTGATTGGATGGCGACCACCAGAAGCCGAGGTCATTATCTATTTTTGCAATAAGACCTGCTACACGCGCACTGGCATGTTCTATAACTTCTGCATTAGTATCAGGATCAAATACTTTAACGGCAGGATCAATAACATATACACGCGCGCTACCCCAATCCTCGCGGTAGGTAATAGCGTCAGCATCATTGGTATTTGGCCCATCGGCGATAATTACCGCTTTTAACCTTTCAGCAATACCAAGCAATTCAGCAACCACAGCATTAGCACTGGTGCCGCTACGTTGGTGGGTGAAACCAGGCGCTATCAGTATTCGTGGGGAAACATGCACTATACTTTCAGCACCAAGGAATGCCTGTACACCTTTATAGGCACCAGTATCCTCATCAACACCGCCGATAATATTTGCAATTGTAGCAGCCTCATCTGCGCCAGCTACTATACGAACTACAACAACCATAGCGCCAGCTTGGTCAAAGATGGCATCAATGGCAGATGGTAAAGTTCCGGTGGCGCCAAGTTTAGCAGCATCGGTACGATTTCCGGCAATCAGCACGGGCTGATTAACAGGAAAAAGTGTGGCATCGGCTCCTGGCGCTGTACCAATCAAACCAATTATGGATGATTTTACGGTCTGTATTGGCCGCGCGCCTGTATCTATTTGTACGACTTCTACGCCATGAAGAAATTGTTCTGGCATTATTTTAACCCCCATTTACATTTAAATGGGGCAAGAATAAAGGTCTTCTACTTGGAACCAGAATTCTTGCCCTTATTATTACCAACCAGCATTAACATCATAAGTGTCAATAGCAGTAACTGTAGTCAGTGCATCAATTTCCTGGTGTTTGGTGCTTTCTGTCATGTAAGCATTTTGTTGTGAGGTGAAAAATGCATTAAACAATTCCTGGAATTGGGCTTGTGTCAAAATCACATGGTTATTATCAATGTCGAGCCAGAAATCATCGGTTTTAGTGCCTGAATTGAAAGATAATAACATGGCAGTGAGGTTGCTCCTCGCAACCTGGCCTGCATTATATGTATTGCCACCATAAGTAACATTAGCATACTGCTTTACATTTCTTATAACTTCCAGCTCAGAAAATTTACGTTGTTTTGCGTTTGGCAATGCACTAGCTGCAGCGGCTGCAACACGAGCATTGTAATCAGAAAGGTCAGCACCAGTAAGTGGGTAGATTCCGTGGCCTGGAAGTTCATTGCCTTCTTCATCAAGACGCGGAAATTGTGCGGTATCCATTCCGCAAGGTGTATTTTCAGGCACAGTTGTACCATCATGTATTATAGGCATAGTAGTTCTCCAATAATTATATGGTTAAAAAAATAGGAAGGGTGGTAATTAAGAAACTCCATAGAGTTTGAATGTTCCGTTAAACGTGCCAGAAGGAGGGGCTATCTTTATATTATTAATAGGGCCAGTAGATATACTGCCACCTCCACTTACGAGAAATGCAAAATCATTATATTCCATCATGAATGTAGGCGTACTAACCCCTGGCGTAGTAATATCGAAAAGATTTATAGTGCCACTGGCAGGAGAGCTTGCGGAGTTAGAGAAGTTTCCTGATTGGACAGTAATATCAATTTTTGAGTCGTTAGAAATACCCGTTCCGTTTATCGTTCCAGATCCAGGATTTTGCCATTGTCCGGCCCATGTATAACCTGAAGTAGAATATGAAGCGCCATTATTATTTGAAGTAGTTAAATATAAATAATTTGCTGGTGGTATCGTACCATAAACCCCAGAGTACATAATAATATAATGCTTGTATGCGGTTGTAAGATATGTACTGCTAAAAGAAATAGAAGTAGAGCCACTTGCAATTTGTGTTTGCAGCAACACCAACCCACCACCCAAACCTGAAGGTAGATTGAGAAGCTGGCTTGCATCAAGCGCAGGTAGTTTGGCTGCATTGTCTAGTTGCACAAACTGGTTTGCACTTGTTCCTGAATTTATAATTGAGGCTGGAAGTTTATTGCCAGCACCAATAATCGGTATTTGCCCCTGCAAAATACCGGTATCAAGTAAATCATTATCTATTGTAGGAAATGGCATGGGTTGTACTCCTATTGGATTCCATAAAGTTTGAATATTCCAGTGGCTATATTGCCTGCGCTGAAGGAAAATTTAATATTGTTGATTGGGTTGTTTGTGCCTTTGTATGCGGCAGCCATTGAATAAAATTGCACTGTTCCAGCGCTATCTTCTATTGTTGCGTTAATAAAAAATCTTTTATTTAATGTAGTGCCGCCAGGATTATACAAAGCAATTGAAGCACAAGCAGACTCACCAGGAGCGTTACCTGACTGATTGCCTTGACCTGTTATATTTATAAATGCTTGATTTGTTTGACCCTGTCCTGATAAAGAGCCACCAGAAGCTATGTGAGCGCCTTGGAATTCATAATCACTGCCACCAGTTTTATAATTGGCGCCGTTATCTTCTGATACAATCATCCGTAATGTTTGTACGTCTATTTCAGGAACTATATCTATCAATTCAATTATATATTTCTTATAAGCACTGGTAAGATACGTGCTACCGAATGTTACTGATGCAACCAAGCTGGCAACTTGTGTTTGCAGCAGAACCATCCCACCACCTAAAGCCGCAGGGAAATTAACTAACTGGCTGGCATCAAGAGCTGGCAGTTTTGCTGTGTCATCTAGCTTGATAAGCTGGTTTGCGCCGCTACCAATATTCAGCAAATTATTATTAACTTTTGGAAATGGCATTTTATGCCTCCTGGTATTAGAAAAACAAAAAAGGGCTGTGATGAGCAGCCCTTACATTTTTACGAATAAAATTATGGGTGGTTTTATTTCAGGCCATAAATATCAATGTTGCCTGCGCTCATATTTATGCCTTCATAAAATATCCGCAGCCCTTTTAGGGATGAGGGAGAAACATAAAGTCCTGCCGATTGTGAATTTCCTGTCTGGCCACCATCATTCGTTTCATTGCCAAATGACAGGAAAATTGCCCGTGAACCAACACCAGAAGGATTTATGACAACTGTATAAAAATCACTCCAGTGGTAGTTACCTGACCATATTGGCACTAGAAACATAGAGCTGGCATGTTGGTTAACTGTGTGATCTCCATTATTAGGTGAAGAATGTGTAGAAGAATTATAATCACCACTTCCTGTCTGGTACGCAGTGCCAACTTTCACCTGGCAGCAAAGATGTCCCCAGCCTGCGCTTTGGGTAACTGGCCTTATGCCTGACCCAAAAATCATCAGGTGCTTGTAAGTGCCATCAAACATACTTGCGTTTTCAATATCAAGCTGCACTATGGAACTTGATATTGTATATCGTGCAATAAAATTCATAGCACCATGGGCAACCGTTGTTTCCTCTAACACGCCGGTGCTGCTATTAAATTTTAGAAACTTACCAGCCGTACCATTTGCCATTTTTGCAAGGGTGACAGCATTATTTGCCAGCTTAATAGTGCTGATAGTATTATCAGCTACGCTTGCTGTAATATCCGTTTCCTCAATAACGCCGGTGCTGGTATTATATTTCAGGTATTTACCTGGTGTGCCATTGGCAATTTTTGCTAGTGTAATTGCCCTGTCATTTATTTTTGCCGTGGTTATACTTCCATCCGGTAAAGAGGCGTTGCTGCCCAAATGATAAACCGCAATTGCATTAGCGATTGTTATGGGTGGTGCATCGGTAAATGTAAGAATTGTTCCTAATATTGAATATAACGCAGGGTCAATAGTAACGCCGCTTACGGTTACAATCACAGCATTGGAGTTGATGGGAGCCTGCGACAAAGTAAACTGTGTTGCAGTGCCATTGCCTGTAAAGCGGTTTATCGCACTACTTACAGGTACTGTGTCACCACCGCCTCCGCCACTGCCAACAGGCGCGGTAATAATTTCAAAACCATTCCCATTACTGTTTACAGCAATTACCTTTCCAACCAAGCTGAGAAGGTTAGCTGGTAATGTAGATAATGCACTTAATATTGCCGTGGCAGGAAGTGCAGCAAGTTGTTCCTGTTGCGTTTCTGGCAAGCCACCAGCCGCATTGCCGCTTGTTCCAAGGATATTTTTATTTTTCAAAAAAGCAATCGTTGGGATGGAAGCGTCAAGAGGCGCGGTAACATCTGCAATTTTTATCAAGCCTTCGGTACTTACACTTGCATTACCAATTGCATTTATAGCATTTGATAATTGCAATATATCAGCCGCAGCAGCATTTAATACGTCTTCTGGTGTTGGCATGGAAAAACTCCAAGAATTATTTTAAACCGTAGCAATCAATATAACCGCCACCAAGATTTGTGCTTGCAAAGAAGAACCGTAATCCCTGCAAAGGCAAAGTATTAACAGGTTCATACAAACCTGTTGCTGTTGAGTTACCTGTTTGCGCACTATTATTAGTCTGGTTTCCTACTGTCATGAAAACTGGCCGTGGTAGTGCTGTGGCATTGGGATTAGTTACGGTAGTAACAAAGTCCATAGTCGATGTTGAACCACTCCATTGCGGAACTACAAGTATTGCACTATTATCCTGGTACACATTATGCCCGCCATTATTCGGTGCGTCATGTCCTGAAGACCTGTAGCTACCATCTGCACGGTAAGTTCCTGCGGTTTTTATCCTGCAGTAAAAGTGTCCTGTAGCTGTGGGTGATGGTGGTATTATCCCAGAACCGATAATCATCAATTGTTTATATGTACCGTCAAATAGGGAGGCGTTCTCAATATCAATCTGCGCTACAGAACTTGAAATCGTATAACGTGCAATAAAACTCATGCTGCCAAGTTGTGTGGCTATATCAGTTTCCTCAATAACGCCGGTAGTAGTATTGTATTTTAAATATTTTCCAGGCGTACCATTTGCCATTTTTGCAAAGGTGACAGCATTATTTATAAGTTTAACAGTGCTGATACTGTTATCGGCAGCCGTTGCTACCACATCAGTTTCTTCTATAACTCCGGTACTACTGTTGAATTTTAAATATTTGCCTGGTGTGCCATTAGCGATTTTTGGCAAAGTAACAGCCCTATCAGCAATTTTTAAGGTTACGATACTGCTATCCGCAATCGCTGCCACAGCGCCTAAGTGACGTACTATTATTGCGTTGGTAATTGTAGTTGGTGGTGTAGCGGTAAATGTAAGTATGTTGCCGGATACAGAATACAAGGAGGGGTCTATGGTAACACCGCTAACCGTTACTATCACAGCATTGGAATTAGCTGGTGACTGTGACAGAGTAAATTGAGTGGCGGTATTATTTCCGGTGAAGCGGTCAACAACAATGCTTACGGACAGTGTATTGCTGCCACCGCCAGAAGGCGCAATTATTACATCATAACCATTGCCATTAGCATTTACCGCAATAATCCTGCCTGCAAGTCCTGCAAGGCTTTGTGGAAGTGATGATAAAGCTGTCAGGATTTCCGGTGCAGGCAAGGCGTTAATCTGCGTCTGCTGGTTCTGCGGCAGACCACCAGCCGCATTGCCAGTTGCCCCAAGAATATTTTTGCTTTTAAGAAATGCAACAGTTGGAACAGAGGCATCGGCAGGTGTTGTAGTATCGGCCACCTTTACAAGTCCTGCACTGACTGTACTTGCGCTTCCGATTTGCGTAACATCACCCGCAAGCTGTGCTATCTCCGCAGAAATATCACCTAAAATATCTTCTATTGTAGCCATATCACTCTCCGGCATTCACAAAAAAAGGGCTGCAAAAAGCAGCCCTCATATTAAAAAATTAGATTATTATTGCTCAGGTGGAGGTGGTGGGTCTTCACCTTCGTTTTCATTATCATTCTGCTCTGCAAGGTATGCAGCCAGTTCATCACCTACCAGCTTGTAATAACCATGTCCTGGTAGTGGTACGCCAGAAGTATCATAGCGTGGATATTGCTCAGGTTTATAACTACAGATGGTTTCGTTTGACACTGTTGTGCCATCATGGATAATTTTCATACACACTCCTGTTGATTGGAAATTTGGGGCAGTTCTGTTATGGCTTTGGAATATTTTGTTTTACTATGGCTATATGGGTGTTCCAGACATCAATTCCGTCATGGTGAATCATATCAAACTGTTCCCCTGGTGTACCGTAGCCACCTTCAGCAAGGGAAGCAGTGCGTTTGCGGTAACAATCCTGCAACTCCCTTTCCGGAGCTTTAGATTGCCACTGTGCTTCACTAGCTGCAATTTCTGCATGGTCTACATCGGTAAGTAAATAATGCACACCGTCTATGGTTTTAACAGGGGTATCAAACGATACCTCAACTTCAACACCATTGTTATCTATTACTTTTTTCATATTATAAGACTCCATAAAGTTTAAATTTGCCGGAAGTTATATTGCCAGTACCCATTGCTAATTTGATATTGTTTATGGCTGTGGTGTTTGCATCGAATAGCCCTAATATGTGACATTGCTCAAGAAGATGAGAACTGTATTCAATTCCGCCATCAAATGTAATTTTCTTGTGGTTTGTGGTTCCAAGAGGATTATAAACTGCAATAGTAGCGCAAAGCCCAGTGTTGGCAGTGTTCAATAATTGGGCATGACCTAAACTAAAACTGGCTTGTGAAGTTTGGGCATACCCGCTAACTGTAGGGGCTGGCACTGTAGCATTAGAAGTATAAACTGCGGAATAGTGGTACTCATTGTTGTTATAATAAGTATTTCCGTTATCGGATGAAAAATACATTTGTATAGTAATACTGTTAGTAGCAGGGACTACATCAATAAGTTCAATAATGTATTTAGTATAAGTCGAAGTTAGGTATGTACTGCTAAAAACAATAGAAGCGGAACCACTTGCAATTTGTGTATTCAATAATACTAATGCGTCAGTTACATTTGTTACATCAGCCTCCTCAATAACTCCAGTACTGCTATTAAATTTGAGGAACTTTCCAGGTGTACCATCAGCAATCTTTGCCAGCGTAACATTTTTATTTATGAGCTTAATAGTGCCGATACTGTTGTCTAGCACCGTTGCTACAACATCGGCTTCTTCGATCACGCCAGTGGTGGCATTGAACTTAAGATACTTACCAGGAGTACCATCAGCCATTTTTGCAAGGGTGACAGCTTTATTTATAAGCTTTATTGTCGCAATACTATTATCAGCAAGTGCCGCTACTGTTCCAAGATGGCGGACTACTATGCCGCTGGTTTCTGTAGTAGGTGGGGCATCGGTGAAAGTAAGGATATTACCCGCTATTGTATATATGGCGGGATCAACGCTTATGCCGCTTATCGTAATATGCAGTGCGTTGGAATTTGCCGGAGACTGCGAAAGTGTAAATTGAGTAGCAGTATTATTACCTGTAAAGCGGTCTACAGCAACATTCACAGGCAAAGTTGTTGTGCCACCACCTCCGACACCGCCAGTAGGCGCCACAATCAATTCATAGCCACTGCCTGTAGTATTTACAGCGATAATTTTTCCTGCCAAGCCATTTAAGCTTACTGGCAATGTAGCAAGTGCAGCCAGCACTTGTGCAGGCGGCAAAGCATTTACCTTATCAAGCTGTGTCTGTGGCAAGCCGCCACCAGCTTCGCCGCTTTCCCCAAGGATATTTCTATCTTTCAGGAATGCAACAGTTGGTATGGAATTATTATCAGGTGTGGTGCCATCAGAAATTTTTACCAGGCCAGCCTTTATTGCAGTGGCATTTCCTATCTGGGAAAGGTCACTGGCTATCTGTGATACCTCACTCGTAATATCACTTAATGTTTCTTCTAAAGTTGGCATATCTATAACACTCCCACATTTCTAAGGTGATTGCTGATTATCACTCGGCTGTTCCTGATATTGGCCAAAGCCTGCTGGGATAAAGGTTTCAGCAGCGACAGATTGTTATTTATTTCTGCATCGATAGTGACTGAGCCAGGGGGAAAGGCTGCAAAGTGCAGCAACAATTCTAAAGGCACACGCTGGTTAGCTGGCTTCCACTGTATTGCATTTACGTCTGCGGCAACTGCCAGCAGAACATCTGTGCCATTGTGGTTTGCAATCACACCAATTTCATGGATAAAGAATTCTGCTGCACCTTCTGCAAAAGCCGAAACTTTATGAATGTTGTTTTCTATTGCCTGCGCACCAAGAACAGGAGTCCTGATTCTCTCGCTCATTAAAGCAATGGCATTTTCGTCAGGTGTCCACGATCCATCACCAAGCGCAATATGCGTTACCTGCACGGTGCCGCCATTGGCAACCGCATCAGCTACTGCTGCCATGCCAGCAATCGTTGCTACTGTTTGCATTTAAAACTCCAGTGATAAATTTATTCTCGGAATGACAGGCACAGAGCCGAGTATTCCGGCACCTGCATCTGTAATATTCGTGTAAGGTGTTAATTCAATTTCGCTTAAAGCACGGATAGCAGGCACAGCTTCATAGCCAGCACCCGTGTCAGTATTTGCTTTGCTGGTATATGGTTTAAGCTCAATACTCTCTGCAGTCCTTCCGGTTACATGAGAGCTATAGCAACCACCAACTTCTGAGCCTGATTTATTGGCATAAGGAATAATTTCATTTACATGCTCCGCGCGCGCTGCTACATGCGAATCATATAAACCGCCTGCAGTAGAATTTGCGTGGCTGGTATATGGTATAAGCTCAACGCTTTCTGCAGCCCTTCCGGTTACATGAGAACTATAGCCGCCGCCAACTTCCGAGCCAGCTTTACTGGTATAAGGTATAATTTCATTTACATGACTAGCGCGCGCAGGAACCAGGGAATCATATTTACCCCCAGCCACAGAATTTGACCGGCTTGGGTAAGGCACAATTTCAGTTGTATTATTTGCCCTTGAAGTAACATGACCATCAAATGCTGCGCCAACATCAGAAGGAAGTTTGCTGCCAAACATCAATTCAAAATGCGCGCGTACCGGCTTTACATTTGTAACAGAGCTTTTTAAATCTGAATAAGCCTGTGGCAGGAGTTTGGTTTTATCCTCGCTATCCTTGTTATAGTTTGACCAGGCAGTGACAGTAAAAGTGTGCGGTATTGCATTATTCTGAAACCACTCCAGCAACTCCACATCTATATCAAGCGCGGCTATTGCTTTCTTTACCGCGCCAACCGTACCTTTCTTGCGGTGTACATCTACGGAAGCTGCAATGACCTGGCGTTTTACATTATCTGGCCATGCATTATCCCATGTGTCTACTGACAGCGCCCATGCAAGATAAGGCAATATTTTTGCTGGTATGGTTTGTGGATTCCATAATTTACCAATTGGTAAATCTATTGCCTCAATCCTTGTTTTTCCTGCCGCTGCCTCTATATCCTTTTCCAAGGAAGATGCATTAGGTGGCAGGATAGTATCAGACATTTGTCACTGTAATATTTATGTTTGTGTTCCACGCTGCGTTTACAGGTGATGTAATTATATGATCGGCAGGTACAATCAGATTTACCTCTTTGACTCCGGCAACATGCATGGCTGCATAAATTCCAGATAGCGCAATATTTCGCTCAATTCTATGTTGGTCGCTGACATATTTTTGTGTATTGGCAAGTGCGGTGGCTCTTACTACTTCGCTGTCTGGCCCATCAAACACATGGATAACCGCTTCTATAACGTATGTAATAATTTCTGCAGAACGTACTGTAACAAAATCAGTAAGTGGCCTTACAAATTCATCTGTAAGCGCAGCCTCAACAGTGTCCAGCAAATCCTGGCTTGCAATTCCCATACCTTCCGTGGAAAGTATCGTAACTACAACCTCACCAGGGTTAGGTGAATCTACAGCAACGTCTTTCACTCGCGGGTCAGCATTCAAGCTATGCGAAATGTAAGAACCTATAGGGCCAGCGGTTGTTGCAGCTTCCAGCGAGAGCGCAACACGAAACCTGAAACGTGAATCTTCTTCTAAAATTTCTGGTATAGGCGGATTGGCATCTGGCACTGCCACCTGAACTACCTGCCGTGGCAGGCCATAAAAAGAAGCAAGGTTATCAAGGTCAGTACCGCCAGCGTATGGCAACATCACCGACCTCGCAGCATCATTTATTCTTTGACGTAAGCGCAACTCTCTATATGCAAAAGCTTCAAGCAGCTTATTGAGAGGGTCGCTTTCTATCCCACTGGCAAACAAAGCAGCAACATCAGAATTACGTGCCTCCAGATCATCTTTTATTTCCTGCAATATTGTTTCAAATACCAGAGTCTCCACAACATCAGGTGCTGGGAGTTTTTCCAGGTTAATGGCATCTAATTTCATTTTGTTATTTCTAAATTTGATAAGATAATTTCGCTACCATCAATAAGGAACGTGCCTTTAAGTTCTAAAACAATACTGCCAGGAGTAATTTCAATTACACTGGTTTGCTGCAGCCTAAACCGTGGCTCCCATTTGATAAGAGCCTCTGCGGTAGCGGCAAATATTTCTGTTTTTAAATCCTCGCTTAAAGGATTGTCAATAAGGTCAAATAATCTGGAACCATAATCCCTCAGCATTACACGGGTGCCGATAGGGGTAGAAAGTATATCTTTTATAGACTGCTTAAGATGGTTAATGCCGCCCAGCTCTTTACCACTTAAGGAATTTATGCCCTTCATATCTCTTGGCTTCTGATAAAAGTTTGTTTATGTTCCTACTATTAGTAGAAATAGAAATTATATTTAGGAGAAGTCCCATGAATAAATCTGAACTTGTTGAAGCGCTTGCTAAAGCAACAAAACTAACCAAAGTTGATGTTGCAAATGTTCTTGATGCTTTTGTTGAAACCAGCAAAAAAGAACTTAAGAAAGGTGGCGAGATAAATCTCGTTGGTTTCTTAAGCCTTAAAAAAGTTAAACGTGCAGCACGTACTGGCCGTAACCCACGCACCGGCAAAGAACTTAAAATTGCTGCTAAAAATGTTGTTAAAGCTAAAATTGGCAAAACTTTACAAGATGCTGTGAAATAATTATCCAGCAAATACGTTGCCACTGCCTTGGGCTACCGTTGATCCGCATGATATAGGATCTCCGGTTCGCCCGACAGCTTTCCCATTTACAAATACAGTGCCAGATCCCGCTGTAAGAGTACCGTCATGGCAGCTTACAGGGTCGCAGTGCTGCTCCCAACCATCACCCTGTCTATGTACAGGAAGTCCATTGCAAAACACATTGCCGCTTCCGGCAATAGATGTCCTTGGTGGAAACGCAGCGTGACCACTGCATTTGTCACCTTGTCTGGTAATTGCTGGCATTTTTTTTATGATTTAAGAATTATTGAGTATTACTTTCTTCTGTTTTTTAAATTCCGCTTCTGTAAGATTACCTTCTTCTTTTAACTTTACCAGACGCTCCAGTTGCGTGACTGTATCATTTTGTGCGGCATCTGCCTTATTATCTGCATTTTCCTTGGCTTTATTTACAGCATCAATAAAGGGCTTCACTACACTTTTAACAATGTTATTAACGCATATTGATCCTGCGCTGCTGGCAAGTATAATTTCACCTGTCAGGAATCCTATTTTCTGTGCAATAGACGATATATCTTTTAGCGGCATTTCTTTGTGAGAGGAGGTTTTGTATAATATCAGAATTCGTTTATTAGTGCATAATGCTATACAAAAATCCCCCTGTAAAATATTCCTCTTCCAAACGCCTCGCGCTACTGACAATATGCTTTCATTTTCTCCCAAAAGGTCGGGTAAGAAATTGATTTCTTTTTGCGCAAAAATAGATTTGTCCTTAGTTAAGGACTCTATCTGTTTCTTTATTTGTTCAAGTGTCTGCATAGCAAAACTTCCTACATTTCATGGGTATAGATAAGATAACCCACGAGTAGAGAAAGTCAACCCATGCTAATTTAAATCAATTTTTCCTGATGCCAGCTTAATACTTGAACCTGTAATTAATATTGATGACCCGCCATTTTTGTGCTCAATATTGCTATCTGTCACAGTTATTGTTGATGCGCCGTTTTTATGCTCGATGCTTGCATCCGTAATAGTTATAGTTGATGCGCCATTTTTTAGCTCAATGCTTGCATCCACCATTGTGATAGTAGAAGCACCTATTATAACTTCCACCTTGCCGGCGCTGTTTACATCTATCGTAAGAATATGATTCTCACGGTCATATTTTGTAAAAGTGCCATCCTTATAAATTGTTTTGCTGACATCTACCTTATTATCAATGGCAGGATATGCACTCTGATAAAGGGATGGCAATATAACTGCCTGATATAATTCTCCAGAAGGAGCAAGTACAATTACCTGTTCGCCAATCTCCGGCGCCCACCAGGTAGTATCATTATTTGCCCTATGTGTAAGCCACGGCAGCCAATCTGTAGTAACATCTCCAAGTTTTACTTTCAGCTTTGCGTTTGGGTAATCAGCTTCAGCCACTATTCCAACCTGGATAAGATTGCTTATGCGCCGATCCAGTTCGGTAATTGCAAAGCTGCTTTCCATCATGGCACAGCACCTTCTTCAATTTTTATATATTTATCTTCATTTCCAGTACCAACAAATGGCACATAACCCAAATATATTTCCTCTGGTATAATGCCGACACCATCCCACACAGACTGGCCAATATGTATTTCATGCTGCCATTCTACCATCCATATCTCGAAAGCATCAATATCTGGCCGGAAATGGTCAGGTGTAATGGATACCAGCGCAGCAGCTTTTACATTAAGGCCAAAACTGTTTTTGTTTATAACACGGGCGACTTCTGCAGCAAGTTCACGGACATTTAAGCAAGCAGTATCATTATTTCCTAAAACCACCCTTGCTTCAAACCTTGCTATTAATGCAAGTTCTCCGGTGCCAGGGTCAGTGCCAGGTTCCATTGATGCAAGATCAATAAATACCGCAGGGGTTTTTATTGCAGTACGCAGCTTTGGATAAAAACCTGATGTTTCAATACCTGTAATTTTACTGGTAATTTCCGTAAGTATGGCATTGTGTAATTCAGTAATAATACTCATTGCTTTAACATCAAAAAATTTAACTCCTGCCGGAATACCACTTCGAACCTTTGCATTACTTTCCGGTCAAGGTAATGCTCTATTATTTCCGATGCCATTGGCTCCAGTGGTACAGTCATTTCCTGGATAGGTAATCTTGCCTGCCGCTTTCTTTTATAGATACTGGTATGGCCAGATGGCATAGTCGCAATAAATGCGCCTGGAAACTCATAAGAGCCGACTTTAGAGCCAGTTTTATTCTGGCGCATAGTTCCAACTTTATTTGCCTGAACACCATAAAGCTTTGCAGTTACCGCCGCCTGCAATTTTGTGCGTATGGCTTTTATAACTTTAAGACGCTCCATTACCAGTTTCTTTGGCAGATGAATTTCCTTGCTGATATCACTGCCAGCATGGGTACGAAGCCAGAATGCAGTTTTATTAAGTGCGCGCACTGCGGCAAGGCTTGCTTTCTCCGGCGCAGTATTAAAGTCAGCAATGATTTTATCAACACTACCTTCAACATCTATAGTAAAAACTGTCATGCTGGTATTACCACACCTTTTACATCCCAGCTATTACGCTCAAGATTGCGTAATGGTTCGCCATAAACCTGATACAAGGTTGCACCAATAGTGATAGTATCATTGGGTAGAGGCCGCGCCACATCCAGGACACGCAGCTCAAACTTTGCAGTTTCACCGACCATGACAGCATCACCTGCCTGATACTCAATATCGGCTGCAAATTTCAGCACCCTGATATTTACCGGAGGCAGCCCGACACCTGAGTAGACAGCATCTACACCAAGATGTTTCAGGCAATCATCCATTGCTATTGCTAATATTTCTCTGCTCATAAATTATGTAACAGTTACTTTTACAAGCACAGAAGGACGATGGCACATTGGCAGTGGGTTAGACTGCGTATGTATATCAGTGCCACGCTCAAATTTACGTGATTCCTGTTTTACATAAATAGGCTGGCCGAGTGTATTGGCAGTTTCGTTAAAATCTGCCGGTGCAAAATATGTGCGGAAGGTCTGCTGCGTACCAACAGGGAAAGCATGGCCTTCATTTGCTGCTATAAACCTTCTTACGTTGCCATCACTATCACTTGCCTCAGCAGAATATTCCTTAAAGATAAGACCACCAAATGGAAAGCCATCACGCATATCATCACGCAATGCCGCACCCTGGTTCCATAGTGCATATGCATCTTTTACAGTAGCGTGGGAAGTAAGTGCATCAAAAAATTCAGGGCTGACAAGAACCTGAACCCCACTCATAACTTCGCCCATGAGGTTCTTTTCAATATAGCGTTTTACATCAATACACTTTTTCTTAACGTCAGTTGTGGCTGTGCCAAGAGCAAAGCTTATAACTTTTGCAGTGATACCGAACTCCTGGTATAAATCCAGAAGCGTTGAACCATCAGCATCAAGGATCACGCCTTTTAAAGCGCCCATACGCAAATACTCTAAAGTAATCGCATGTTTATTACGCATTGATTGCAAATGGTCAGTGATGATATCGGATAATACCTGTAACTGGTTGTTTGAACCAAATGCCCGTATGCCTTGCACTTCTTCTGGTAGCACCACATCATCATGAGGGATATGCGGAACACTGAATCCACGAAGTTTTCTTTTGCCGTGCCTACCGACAGTGCCAGGACTTCCTGGTGCTTTGGTAGGAAGCAGGTTAAGCACACCATTATTTTCCTCAAGGGAAATCTGGCGTGTACGAACTGGCTGCGGACGAAACAAGCCCATCTGCTCTAATAAACCATAATTATTTGGTAAAATATTTATGGCCTGGGTTAACTCAGCCATATTAAAGGCTGGATCATCAAAAGGGTTACTCATAGGCATGGCAAAATACTCCGTATAAACAGATTAAAAATATTTGGTAATGGATTTGAAAATTATTAATTAAGCGTCTTTGCGAAGCAGGATTCCCAAAGCTTTAAGTTGGGCTATGGCTGTATTCATCTGGGTTGTAGTAGTACCAGCAGGCCAGATAACAGAGTTTGTAGCAACAATGGCGTGACGTGCTATCATCCAGCTTCTTTTAGCTGCAGTCGATGCATTAACATCGTCAGCAATAATGCCAACGGCAATGTCATTGCCAGTTCCACCACCTGAGTTAAGCGTAACAATATTGCTGTTTGAGTTAAGGCGACCAACCACAGTAGCAAAGGCGATATTCTGCCCGCTGTTAACCATTATTTCTCCGCGTGAAAACAGGTTATCTTCTTCAAACTTTAGAAGATCACCAAGGTTTTGTGATTCTGTAAGTGATGGCATAAAATGCCTCCTGAATTTAGATGTTAGAAAATAATAAAACTAAGATTATGCTGATTTTGCTCTGGCTTTTGCGGCGGCAACTACAGGACTATCTGCTTGTTTTTCAGCAGCAGGTGGCAATGCATCTACGTTCGAACGGATATCACCTTTGCCATACTGGTTATGGGCTACAAGAATTTGCATAAGCTCATCCTTTGCAGATTGTACACCGACATTTTTCTCTACAAAGCCTGCCAGCTTTTCTGGCATGTCTGCCATCTTACATGTTTTGGCAAGCTCCATAACTTCCGCACGGTATGCTTCCCGCCCACGGGCTTCGGCTTCTTTTAGAATTTCTGCCATATCCACATTGAGTGGCTGGATTTGTCTTTTAGGTGCCGAATCTGCACTTGCTTCCGTAGTTGGGTTTTGCACTTCTGCGTCAATTTTAGTCATAGTTTTGCTCGCTTTAAGAGGTTGGGTTGTTTTTTTAATAAGTTCAAGAACCTGCGGCATTGTGATAATGTCATCAGCAAGGCCAGCAGTTACGCAGTCTGGCCCAAAGAAAAGGCCAGCTTCTGTATTCCTGATATCGTTTGCAGCAACTTTGCGGTTACGTGCTACTAACTTTACAAACATGTCGTAAAGGCGGTTTACTTCTGTTTGCAGTACATTTACTGCTTCTGAGGTTATTGGTTCGTGTGGGTTAAAATCATTCTTCCGGCTACCTGCAAAAACAGTAGTAAATTTTACACCTAGTTTCTGGTCGAATATGGATTGGTCAGTGCTTGAAGCAATTACGCCAATACTTCCAACGCCGCCAGTGCGGGTGACAAATAATTTTTCTGCAGAAGATGCTATGGCATAAGCGGCGGAGTATGCTTCCTCATTAGCGGAAGCCCATACAGGTTTTATCTTACGCGCCGCATATATTTCATCGCATAAATCAAACAGCCCGGCAACTTCACCGCCAGGGCTGTCAATATCCAGAAGGATAGAGTTAACATCGCTGTCATCTAATGCTTCCTGCAATTGTTCCGACAAAAGTTCATAACTGGTAAAACCAAAGAAATCATCGAATATGCCAGACCTTTTACTGAGTGGGCCATGCACAGGAATAATAGCAACGCCGTTTACTACATCAATTTGATTTCTGGAATCGTTACTGCCATAATCAAATGCCTTGATCTCAGCATTTTCTTGTCCACGCATAAGCAGGTAATCAAATGCTTTTCGCTCAAGCATCATGGGCCGGCCTGAAAACAGGCCGTGTAAAGCTTGTGACTTATCCATAGGGATTCTCTTTAAATATAAGGCGGAAATATAAAAGTTACCCTCGCTTTTACCTAAAACGAGGGTTGGTTTTTTAGTTGCCTGCAGTAGTACTACCATTATCAACGGAAGGATTTTCAGCCTCACCATTATCATTGCCTGCAGTATTTTCTGTATTGTCAGCAGTGGCCTTATATGCAGCACTTGCAGTTGCCTCTGCAGCTTCAATGTCTCCATTGTTAATTGCTACAACAGTCTCCTGCAGCGCTTTCTGCAACTCAACAACTTGCCCTTGAAGGTTTGTCACCTCAGTTTGCAAAGGCGCAAGGCCTGTATTAACTGCTTCTGTAACCTTCCTGGTTATTTCCACATCGTTTACACCATGCTCAACATGGATATTTTGAATTGCAGCTTCGATATCATTTAAAAATTTACTCATGGCTTTTTTTTACTCCTTAAACATTGATATAAACCTCTTTAAAGGTGTGATTACCGCTGCTTTTCCGGCTGGCCAACGCTGCAGTAATATTAGCCACATGCCATGCAGCGTAAGCTGGCACATGGTATCTTTAATTCTAATCTAAAGAATTTGGGTCTACACTTGTGTCAACCGCACTGGTGCTGGTGTCTTTTACCTGTCGTGGATCAGAATCATAATTAAGACCATAACTGTCAGCGCGTGCGTTATCAGCCGCTATTTCACGGTCAATTTCTTCCGCATCGCCACCCATACGGGAGACAATCTCTGAACGACTTTTAAAACCATCACGTACTGCAAGTTCTTGCGCCTTATAGTCTTTGAGTGGATCAACCCATTCCCAGCCTTGTGGAACCCATTTTACAGCCTGATATTTTTTATCATTAGCAGGTATTTCTAAAGCACCGGAAAGTATTGCCAGTTGCATCCATCTTTTCCACACAGGGCGGCAAAGCTGGTGAACCATAACGTGCCGTTGCAGCATTTCACATTTACGCCGAAACTCTATAAGCCCAGCACGGATGGAAGAGAAATTTACCTGCGTAAGGTCGCCAGTAAGTTGCTCGTAACTTATACCCATGCCCATTGCTACAAAGCGCAGTTGCTGGCGCATAAAACCTTCATAGCTGCTGCCAACATCAGATGGCTGGGAGAATTTTATATCCTCACCAGGTTCAAGTAGTTGCACAGTGCCAGGCTCTAACTCCGCCAGCGATATACCGCTTTCGTCAGGATCACCTTCACCCATGATATTTGCTTCTGGGTCAAGGCGTGTAATGAAAGCAGTAAATAGGGCAGATGTTTTCTTGCGCACCAATTCCGCATCATCATACTGATCTAGCTCATAAAGCTTGAGCAATACTCTACTTAACCACGGTATGCCTCGTATCTGGCCAATGCGTAATGGTTTATAAACATGTAATACTTCGGAAGCTGGAATACGTATTGTAGTTGAGCTACCAGATAAGCTTTGCTCACCTGGATGCTCAGTAAACAGATAATAAGCCGCACGTTTACCCTGCTTATCAAACTCAATCCCTGATTTTACTACGTTGCCGTTTGATAAAACTTCTGATCTGGAGCTGTCTAAATGCTCCGACTCCAGCGCTTGCAGTTGCAGCGGAACGCTTAAATCTCCGCCTGGTTTGCTTATTCTGAATCTTACAAAACATTCCCCACCTTCTAAGACCGATGTGCATATTAAAGCCTGTAATCCATAAAAATCTGTAACACCATAAAAGTCCGCTTCATCTTTCCACTCATGCCATAAGTCCTGTACCTCTTCTTTAAAGGAAGAATCATGTGCCTTGGACTGCGGCTTAATACCTGTGCCAATACAATTAGACACAATGGAATCAACTGCACTAAATGCGACAGGATTATTAAGCACGATCTTACGTGACCGCCTACGTAGGATATCCAGTGAACTAAGCAGAAGACTATTAATAGAATCGCTGCTTGCCTGCCAATTTTTAAGGCGCTTGCCCTGACCAGCAGCATCCCAATTATTCATTACAAAAAAACGGCGCTTATTACTGGAAGGCTTCCTGTTTTTTGAAAAGAAACCCATTAATCCACACCTTTATTTGATATGATTTGTATCCTTGCCTTTGGCCTTTGGCCTGGAACATTAATGCCAGCCTTGATTTGATTGCGAAGGGCAATTAAATCATTTAACTGCACCTCCGCATATTTGACCATGTGGCCATCATGTGCTACCTGCACCACGCGCTCACCATTCTGCAGTTTGGTTATAGCGCTCTCTACTGCCTGTAAATCTGTGTCCGTATAAGCCATGTATTACCCCGACATGAAATTACTGCGTGAAACCCGCTGACGTTTTTTCTTAGATAAAGATTTGGAATTCTCTGTATCCACTTTGGCAGGAGTTGCTGAATTACTATTTTTAGTTAGTGATTCAGAAATTTTCCTCCACTTGGATTCCGGCCATTGATCCACACCAAGTGCAATCGCAGCAGCCCTGGCATAAATACGGCAGTCCAGCGCTTCATTACGTTCACGGGTTTTCTGCCATTGCCGCTTTGCATATCCCTTCACCATTCTGGTGACGAGTTGTTCGGCGGTTAGCTGCTTAAAATATTCAGGATCGTATTTTGGAAAATGGCAATACCCATTAGGGAAGCCGCCATTCTCATCGCATGTTAATTTCAAACAGTGGTAGAATTCCGATTTCAAAATGGAAACACCAACAGGCCATACTTTAGCACCCTTACGCAATCTCTTGCCCTGGGTGTTAAGGTCAACTCTGCTGGGACTGCCAAGTGGTACAATCGCACGTTCTACACCTTTAACTGCAATAGCCCTTTGAGCTTTACGAACCCAATTATATACTTCCTGGGTTGCGTAACCGGAATCTACTGCCGTCATAAGTATCGGCATTTCTATGCCGGATGTATGAGTGAAGCTGCCTTGTAATAATTCTGATAGTTCTTTCCAAACAGCGGCGCGTGCTGGGTCGCCATAGAATACTTTATATTCCACTGACCAGCTTTGCCTGTCTTTACCCCATGCAACAATTTCCACTTCTATACGGTCTTTCTGCACGTCGCTACCCGCAGTAAGAAACAATCCACCTTCAGGTACAATGCCGATTCTATAATCCTCGGCACGTTCAAATAATCTTTCCCAATCCGGCGCTTCGCCTTTATCAATCCACGGTTCGCCAAGTACAGTGTTTATCCATACTTTAAGAAGTTCCTCATTATCTTTGGCCACAAGGAAACGCTCCACCGCATCGTTCCAGCTAAACCAACCAACTGGTGAGTACAGGCTGGATAAATGGAAGCCTGCGGTTTTAGTAACCTCAGGATTTTTTGCACGCCACTCACCGCGTTCTAGCATCCAGTTTTTCTGGAAGTTCTTTATTCCATAACTGCAATGTTCACATTCGTAGCGGGTAGTAGCAGGATCGTTGTTATCAAATTTTATCTGCAGCCACCTGAGCACTTGATACTCATTACATTCAGGACAAGGCACCCAGAAATATCTCTGGTCTGAATTCTGGAAATCGAGTTCAATACGGCTTAAACCTTCAATAGTAGGTGTTGAAACCTTTAATATCTTGCGCCTTGCAAATGTACTGGTACGGCGTATAGCAAGGGATATCGGGTCACCTTCGCCGCTTACATCAAGCGGATACGCATCTATTTCATCCATGAACAAATAGCGCACAGGCATGGAACGCAAACCCACCGCGCTGTTAGCACCAGTAATTACAATAATACCGCCAGGAAATTCCTTGCTTTGAACGGTATTGCCTGAATCGCGTGAGCGTGGGTCTTTCACTTTACCATGAAGGCAAGGTGTATCGTTTATAAGTGGTGCAAGCCTTCCCTTGCTCCAGCGTTTTGCCATTTCAACAGTTGGCTGCACTACCAGCATAGGCCCTGGTGCCTGATCTATAACATAACCAATCCAATTGTTCCCGCACTCAGTTCCCCCTACCTGCGCCCCTTTCATGAACACGACCTCCTCAGTAGGGGAGGCAGGGGATAGGCAATCCATTATTTCTTTCAGGTATGGTGTACGCGAAGTACGGAACCTTCCTGGTTCTGCAGATGCTGTCTGTGACAACATCCTGTATTCATCCGACCATTCTGAAACTTTTAAAAATGGGTCAGGCCGCAAACCTGCTTTAATGCTCTGGTTATATGTAAAGTTTCCATTATCCATCTCTGCTCAGTTCTTCTAAAACAAGGCGGATTTCTTTTGTAAGGATTTCATGTATTTTGCGCTCATCACTTCCTGCGGATGCAATTACCGAAGA